CCGTCGATTTCCATTATTTCCGCGTGCCACTTGTCCCCTTCGTAATTTTCTGTTATCTCAATTTCCCAAAAAACATTTTTGCTAAAATTATTGATTTGGATGTAGAATTTCACGAGTTTAATTCTCCTTTTCTTATATACTGTTGAAGTATGGCCCAAGCTTGCTCAATATCGCATGTACAATCGTCGGCCCAGATAACCTCGCGGGTTATGACATCGTCGATGATTTTTAATGCTTCGATGATTTTTAATGCGTCTTCTTTTTCTTTCGTCCAGGGCGTACCATCGTCAAAAAATGATTCGATGATTTTTAATTCGTCTTCTTTTTCTTTCGTCATGGTTTGGTCTCCTCTCGGGTGAAATTCAATCGTCGCCAAAGTATTGCTCATCGAATGCGTGAATGTTCGGGGCGTTTCGATGCGCGTCCCTGGTACGTAGGACGGCGTAGGCGTCCAGCATTTTAAATGCCTGGACCCGATCCCAATATTGATTCTCAATGTAAACATCGTCCGCACCACACGGTAGCGGCGGGCACGGTTTATGGGAGCTGATCAAAAGATTAAGCGCTCGGTGTTTAAGTTCGTCGGCGTTGGCGGGCGTATACTTGGCGGGCGCTTCCGCAATGTTGTGCTCTATAACTCGGCGTCGAATTTTCCAATACCATCTGTTTTTTTCAAAACCGTCCTCGTTCATTTGTTGTTTTAGATCATTAATTTTATTTCGCTTAATTCGCGCAATCTTGCGCCGAACCTCGGCACGGTCACGCAACCATTGATGACCATCAATTCGTGATCCTTCCATTACTGCGCCTCCCCTTTAAATTGTAGCCTAACCACGTCAAACCCAGCTCGGGTCTTTCCCACGTCGGGCACTACCTCGGGCGCGTTAGTTTCCCATATTTCGTCGACTAACTGTTCAGCGGCAGAGATGACATTGTCATTATAGTCGAGCGCGTACTCATACCCGACTATGACTCTCTTTTTTGGTCCGTCCCATCCAGTCGAGACAGAAAAGCGGGTCCCCTGCGTGTTGGTTGGTCCTAAATATTTAACTTGAATTAGTTTCATTTTGTGTGCTCGTTTTGTGTGTTGAACCTACATTTTAAGCGATAAACACAAGGTAATCAAGAAAAAAAGCGCCCTGGGTGGGCGCTTGGGAGGTTTGAATTAAGACAATTAATTTTCCTCTATTTCGTCTTTTTCTATGTCAAATTGAAATTCTGCGCGGGTGAGATTGTAAGCGCTTCTTTGAGCCTTCTCGGGCATTTGCCAGAGTTTACGCCCTGATTGTCTACCATAGCCAAAAATTCGAGCATCGGCGGAAGCTAGCGCCCATTGTGCAAAATTGCTGAAAATGTTCTTTCTCTCGACTTTTCCATCTTCGGCGTACTCCTCGAAGAATCGTTTTTTGTTGCTATGCTCAGGGCGAACAGAAAGGACGTCGGTATGAGTTGCCATCTCTATACTAATAGCGCTGGGGGTATGCTTCATTATGACGCCCTTTTAAGTTGTCGGATTGCTTTGCGCTCGCGTCTCTGGTCTCTTTCGCGGGCTCTTTCTTGGCGTCCTTTACGTCCGCCATTGTTGCTGTACTTTCTTAATTTAGCCATTTTATGGGCTCCTTTTGTGTGTGGATATGAGAGTTTATCAAGTTTTCAATCTTGATTTCAACAATTTTTTAGCACGTTCTAAGCGTGCATTTTCTTCTTGGGTGTTTAGCCAACGGTGCAAACTGAGAGCCCGAACGATTTGCTTCAGCTCCCAAGTCGGACGGCGGTCGAGATTGATATCGGTCATTATGCGGCCCTCGCAATTAAGTTTTGAGTCTTAAGAATAAAAGGACTAGCGGCGATTTTCTCGGGCGTCATATTCTTACTAGGTTTGTACTTAAGGAAAATATTTTTCCCAGTTTGAAAGCAATTAACTATGTCTGAATGGTCGCCATTGACCCATTCGGAGCGGCCCAAAAAATGAAAAGCGCCGATCGGCATTTTGTCGATCACGATTGCAATCGGTGCGTTATTCTCGACGGCAGTCTCGACGTGTTTTTGATACCTGGGCGCGCCGCTGTAACTAAAGATTAAACGATAGTTATCTGGCAGGTTTGCGGTTATTCGGTCCGGGCGTTTTGTGTAATCAAGAAAATGCAAAGTCGGAAAATTCTGCGGGATATCGAAGTTTTCCCAGTCGATATCAGACAACACATTGAGACGAACCCAGCCCTCGACGCCAGTGTCTAAACAAAGTTTTTCGAACAGTCCGAGCTCATGACGTAAAATTTTCAAAAACGCGGGTCGGTCATTCAACCAAAAATTAAGCTTTCGAACTCGGGCCTTAATGATGGAGCTGTATGTTCGAGCCAGTCCAGAAAAATGCAAACAAGGATCAGCACATTGTGCGATTTTTGAGCTAGGACAAACTCGGGGATCTGGTGCGATCGAGAGCGCCGCATATCTTACTTCTTGATTGATGCCAAAATGTCGACGGTAATTTTCAATTGATTTTCTGACCTTGGTGTTTCCGGGGTTTTTTGATCGGTCGGTTAAATTCATTTTTTTGTCTCGTTTTGTGTGTGAAACCTAAGTATACGCGATAAAAACAAGTATTCCAAGCATAAAAAAGGCGCCACTTGGGCGCCCAGTTTTAGCTCAATCTTCTGCTCTACTGCTTCAAAACTAACAAAATAATGTCGTGCAATTCATTGAGTCGATTTTCAGCATCTAAAGTCAAACCAGAATAAGGGTTTTTCGGATCTCGATTTTGCCCTTCGTCGGTATATGGTGGCTCATAAATGAGCTCGCCCCAATCCTTAAGAAGGATCTGAAAAGCTATCTTTTTCGCTAGCGAGTTTTTTCCTCCTTGTCTTAGATGCTCTTGGAGTATTGCCCAAGCTTCCTCTATGTCATCGGTAGGATCATACGCCCAATTGACCTCTCGAGTTATCACATCATCGATAATTTTTAATGCTTCTTCTTTCGTCTCTGGGATTTTATATGTTTCTTCTTCTTTCTTGGTTTCTGTTGTCATTGTTAACCTCGTTTTGTGTGTGTAGTCTAAAAGCATAAGCGAGAAAGACAACCAATGCAACAAAAAAAAGGCGCCTCGGGGGCGCCCTACATAAAATTAGAAGTCAAAGCCGAGATTTCTGATTCTTTCGAGCTGGATTTCAATGTGCCTTTGAACTTCATCATCCTCGCGCTGAGTCATATGCTCGTGATTGCTAAACGTAAATTCTCTCCAGTAATCCATTCTGCCCAGTAAATCGGCGATTTGCTCTTTAGCTTTTTGCTTTGGTGTAATTTTTTTGTCTGTAATTGATTTAATCATTATTTTTTACCTCCGTTTTCTTCTTCGATGTTTTTTCAAAAAATCTTTACCATAAATCAGTTCGAGCAACCATTCGATTAAAAACATGAATTGTGTTTCCGAATAACAAGTTTTTCTAAGCCGCCATACACATCACCAAAAGTTTGATACATAATCTCTCTTGTTTGTTCTTCATACCTGAGTTCGTTCCCATCCTTAAGAGCTTCGAGAACTCTCGCGTAGGTTTTTGCCAAAAGCTCCACCGCTTCATCCATAAACTGAGGGTGCTTTTTAATAAGATTGTGATACCTGAGTTCGTATTCTGCGAGTTCGGCTTGATCTTTCAAATATTCCTTAACGTCAAACATCCTTTACTTTTCCTCCTTTTGTGCGCGTTTAGGAGAGTGTAAGCGATTTTTACAACAGAATCAAGTGAAGTATTTCTTCCCAGTCGAAAGGACTTTCTTGTTCAGCATAGGATTCTACCGAGGTGAGCCCTTCCATTTTGAGATTAACGGCGTCGGTACCTCCGAACAAATAAAGTTTTGCTTTTGGCATTTTTGAGGTTTGTTGTTTGACAAGTATCCAAACACTACCGTGCCCATGTTTGGTAAGCCAACTAACTTGATGGGGACGTAAATCGACGGCGTTTGACCCAGTTGCTTTTAGCTCCACAAAATGAAAGCGGCCTTTGTCGTCCTGCAACACTACGTCCGGAACTCCGGGCATCGCCCATGTTTCGAGTCTAGTCCAGTTAAGCGTTTTCTCTTTCGCTTTGTTGCTCAGTGCTGTTCGGAACTGCTTCCAAAATCCGGCCTCTCGCTTTTGAGCGGTTTTGGGTATTGTTCTGTCCCGGGGCATCGCCTCCGTTATACGTGACCGGCGCATATTGCTCCTTGATATCTTTCAGTGCTCTTTCGACTTCTTCCTTGCTCATACTATCGATCGAGCCATGTCTTACTTCAGACTTGTTAACGTAAATATTGCCTTCGGCCTGACCTCGACGGTATTCGGCTTGGACGGCGGCACTCCAGGCACCCGCTTCAATTGCTCCGTCCCTAATACGTTGCATATCTCTTAGGTGACGCTTGTAGTCAACACCGTATTTAGCATCCAGTTCATTACGGTATTCTCTAATTTGTCTGCAAATGTTTGGATAGATGTTTGGGTTGGTCATTTCGTATGCGCGAGTATGAGCTGATCGAGGGGCAAAACCGGCATTGATAGCCGCTTCTCTCATAGTTATTTGACCATCTTTCGAAACAAGTTCTTTTACAAATAGCTCCTGTTTGCGGGTCAAAGGGGTTTCTGAATTGAGTTTAGGTCGTCCTCGAGTTTCTTTCTTTGTAATAGACTTTGGCATAAGACCGTTAATCATCGATAGTTTGCTGAAAAATAACGTTCTTATTAATATATGTCCAGAAATATTTTTTTATAAAAAAATTTTCAGACCCCCTTAACGCACTTTTGGATTTTTGGTTACATAAACTTTAGTTACGTTACATTTATTTTGTTAAGTTTATGTTTCTTTGAAACCCTTATATATAGGGGCTTTCTTTCCAAAAGTTACACGGTTACACCGGTTACGGCCATTTTACCAAAAAATATTTTTTTATTTTTCAGATCCTATATACATAGAGGTCTTTTTGTACCAAGCACCGGGATCCGTGATCAACGCCTCCTGCTCCGGGGTAATCGGCCTCCAGAACGCCTTCATCAAATCTTGAGCCCTGATCGCAAACGCATACTGCCGACTTTCAACATCTTTCGCCTTTCGATTGTGACAAGGCTTGCAATGGCTCGATGACCAATGCCCAAATGCAGTTTGATCGACAGTCCCGCACACTACGCATTCTTTCATGCCTCCTCCTTCATTGCGTCCAGCTCTGCAACCACAAAAGGCTCCAAATAGTTTTCAATGATCGTAATCTGGTTTTGAATATTTTCGATGTCAGTTTTTAATTCAGTTAAATCTAGCTCTGAACTGTTGTTAACTGCAACATCGTCCAACAAACAAGCGACAGAAATACTTGCTTCTTTGACTGCTTCCAATAATTTATTCATGCTTTATCTCCTAAATCTCGATCTCTTCACAAGAGCGGCATAAGTCTTCACTTTCATCCCACCGCAGAACACAATCACAACCTTTGCAGTGCTCGTGTTCTTCCTCTGCGACATCACAAGTACAAGATTTGTTTCTCATTTTTCACCTCCTAATAAATAAGGGGGCTCAAGGCCCCCGGTTAGTCTTACTTCGTTTCTTCAACCACTTCCCGCCAATCAATACCGGCAAATCTTCGATTAAGTTCAACGGCGGGTTGAGCGTTTGATTTTTTCAACGTCTTCCCATCCCAGTCATAATTGACGTAATCAAATCCTTCTTG